CGGTATTTACCGGCGGTTTCGTCAGCCAAAGAAACATTGTCGCACACAGTAGCAGTAGGTACTGCCCTGATGTGTTGTATATATTAAATATTACCTACTTCGATTGATAATAATAATACAAATAGTCTTGGGGCTGACTCAAATAGTCCTAATGCTGGCGCTTATAGTGTCTCAAAGGCGCCTCAGCACATATCAACACAAAATGTACATTTTGTCGATGGAGACACACCATGGTCTTACGACATTTCATCATCACCAGATGTCACTACCCAACTCGCAGGATTTAGCGATGCAGAACTCGGTTCCTTCCTCGGTCGTCCTATCAAGATCAAGGAATTTCAATGGATTCCGGAAAGTTCTAGGTTGTTTGAGGTTTTTAATCCGTGGACTGAGTTTTTTAGTAATGCTGATGTTTTACAAAAAATAAACAGGTATCGTAACTTACGTTGTAATCTCAGAATGAAGATGCTTATTAATGGCAATTCTTTTTATTATGGACGAGCTTTGGTCTCTTATAATCCATATCTTACCAGAGATATAGTGACTCTTAACCGTGCATTTTTTGAACAAGATTTGGTTGGGGCTTCTCAAAAGCCTCATTTTATGCTTGATCCTACTACTTCACAAGGTGGTGAAATGTTGTTGCCTTTTTTATGGCCTGAGAACTTTCTTGATATTACTCAAAGTAACTGGACTGATGATATGGGTCGAGTCACTATCCATGATTTTGACATTTTGCGTCACGCCAATGGTGGTACTGATCCCATTACAGTTACGGTTTTTGTCTGGGCCGAAGATGTTACTCTCTCTGTTCCTACAACTGCCCAGGTTCAGTCTGGCACAGCAGATAGAGAATTGGATGATTTTGGATTTCCTACTTATGTTGAACAAGCAGGTGGAAAGAAGAATAAACGCCCTACAAAGAAGATCAATAATACCAGAACAAATGACGAATTTGTGAAAGATGGTTTAATAAGCAAACCTGCTTCAGCAGTTGCCAATGCAGCCAATGCTCTTTCTATGATTCCAGTCATTGCGCCTTATGCAAAAGCTACCGCTATGGTTGCTTCTCGCATTGGTCAAGTGGCTAAGCTTTTTGGTTATTCTCGTCCACAAGTACTTGAGGATACTAAACCGTATGTTCCTAGGTATATGGGTAATTTGTCTAACACTGACACTTCTGAGCCTCTTATCAAGTTGTCTACTGATTCTAAGAATGAGCTTACTATTGATACGAGAGTTATGGGGCTTGGTGGAGAGGATGAACTTGCTATTTCAGCAATTGCTCAACGACCTTCCTTTTGGCAACAATTTGATTGGCCGGAATCTGCCACTACAGACACTCTTTTAGCGTCTATGTTGGTTACTCCCTCGTTAGTTAGGACACTTTCGGCTGCACCTGTCACTGAAGTTCATCCTACTGCTCTTGCTTTCGCTTCGAATCCTTTTGAAGCATGGCAAGGCTCAATCAAATTTAGGTTTAATGTTATTTGTTCTGAGTATCATAGAGGACGTTTAAGAATTGTTTACAATCCACGTTCTAACAACTCTGGGCCTGTCGCTTATAACCAGGTATATTCTACTACTATTGATATTTCAGAGGATAGAGATTTTGAATATGAGGTTAAGTGGGCTGACGTTAGGGCTTGGAACTATGTGCTTGGAGCAGACGATTCTTCTTCTGCTTTTTCTATTCCTACTTTCAGTACAGATGCCAATATTGCTGCTGGTACCGCATTTGATAACGGTAGTCTTAGTGTCTACGTCGTTAATGAACTTGCAACTCCAAGCACTTCCGATGCTGCAGTTAAAGTACAAGTGTGGGTTAGCGGCGGTGAAGACATTGCCTTTGCTGTTCCAACCGTAAAAGGTTTGAATAATGTTTCTTATTTTCAACAGCAAAGTGACATCGCACCATATGTTGCACAGTCAGAACAAGCACCTGACGCACTCGCCACGAGTGTTGATGAATCTAATGCTCCTGATTGCTCTAATGAGATTCAAGCTTTTGGATCTTACACGGATTTAGTCAAAGACGATAATCAATACCTTGTATATCAGGGTGAAAGGATAGTGAGTTTTCGTGATTTGTTGCGAAGATACCATTACCATTCATCTTATTGGCCTGCAGAATTTGGCATAGGCTTTCGAATGGTTTCGATTAATCTTACAGACTTTCCGTATTATAGAGGATGGGATCCATCTGGTGACGATCGTGCTATACCATCTACTGGAGGAAATGCTCCATACAATTTTTGTAATACAACTTTGTTGAATTACCTTACACCTGCATTTGCTATGCGTAGGGGAGGGTTGCGACATAAAGCAATACTCACTAATAAAAACACAGGCGGTCATAGTGGATCGTTTGGTGTTGCTAGACATACCTTCGGAGGAACTTATAATCAGGTGAGTTTTGAGCCACTCGATGGTACTAATGTTGGGTCCCGGCGAAAATCAATGCTGCAAACTTTACGCGGTTCCTTGGGAGGAACTGCACTTACACCAGCTTTTAATAATCCATGTTTAGAATACGAAACTCCTTTTTATACTGCAGGACAAAGATTCGTTCCTGCCAGAGATCTCGATTATTATGCTGGGAATCATTTGGGTCATGAATTAACAACTGAAATTAAAGGATCAGATAATGTTGTTCTCACGCGAATTGATAAGTACATTTCTACAGCGGAAGACTTTCAATTGGGACTCTTTGTTGGAGCTCCTGTATATTACGTATATAGTGACCCCTTTCCAGCTTAGATCTTTTGGGTTCGATCATGGCTATTTATATACAATTTT